GCGCTAGGCATTTGCCAGTAGCAGCGATATAAGGAGCTTATATGAAAGCAATTAGAGTGTTTATCTTAGCGGCAATCTTGCTACTTATGGCAAGTGCGAGTTGCTTCGCAGCCTGGACATTAACGCCGAGTAAGGTAGATCGAGATGGGCATTACTTGACGTGGAAGGTGCTATGCACCTCAGATGGCTCTTCGCTTGCAGCAACCGACTTGGTTGCGTTGATGCCTGCTGGTCTGGCAAATCTCGCACGCGGCGCCACGATGATGATTATGACTGTTGTGCCTGGAGCTGATGCGGTCGCGCCTGACACGACGATAGATGTAACTCTCTCAGACGCTCAAGGCATTCCTATCTTCGTCCACGCCGCCTATAGCAATACAGCAAACACCACAGGCATTTCACTGTCTGAAGATTTCAACCAATACCCCGCCATTCACAGCAAGCTTTATCTAACATTAAATGATATAGGCACAGCAGGAGATCAGGTCACTCTCTACTTCGAGTGCTGGACGGAGGATAAGTAAGATGAAGAAACTTATCCTTATCTTTGCATTGTTGCTAGTTGCAGCACAGGCCTTTGCATTTCCGCCTTCCCCTCCTGTAAACCAAGGTGCTATGGCTATCACTGGTGGTACGATCAACGGAACGACAGTAGGAGCGACGACCCCTGCTGCTGGAACGTTCACAACCGTAACGGCAAATACGTCTGTTTCGACGGATACGATTGCCGAAAAGACAGGTGGCGCGGGTGTTACGATTGACGGTGTGCTGATTAAAGATTCAGCCATTCCGGTTGCCAATATAACGGGTGCGGCTGCTTCTGCGGACCTTGCGACCGACAATTCGACTGCTTCACACGCTCTTTATAAAGGTGCTGATGGAAATATTGCTAATCAGGTTCTTTCTATTGACGCTCATGCAGGTTCGACCACGATCACGCTGATTCCTGGTGTTTGCCCTGTCATCCACAATACGTCACAGGCCGATGCTAACGTAACCAATGCTTTACCTGCTGTGGCTTCTGGACTTTGCTTCACGGCTCTTGTGACGACAACAGAGGATGACAAAACATGGCGGCTAAGTGCTGCGACGGTGAATACAATTTGCCTAGGCGCTACTTGCGGAAAAGATGACATTGGTTTCGCAACGGGTCAGAATACGAAAGGCGGGATGTTTAAATGTGTTGCTCAAGGAACAGAATGGTTCTGCCATACGGTAACAGGGACGGTAAACGCGGGGGATTTATAATATGAGGAAAATTCTCTTTTCAATTCTGCTGATTCTGTTTGCGTGGAACGCGGGGGCGGCGACGTGGTATGCTCAAGTAGACCCTACAAACGGAGCAACTAAAATTTGTTACGGAACGACCTCACACGCCACTGCTTGCGCTGCCAATAGTAATAAGACTTTTGCAAATCTTTTTACTGCATTGACAGCCGCCGATACGATAGAGTTATCCGGTGGAGCATCAGGAGCCACATATGGTCAGACACTCGCTCCCACAAAAGCGTGTACGATCAGACCGTCAACATCATCAGGACATAATGGGATGGTTACTATCGGCCCTGCCGCATCATCGGCGGCGTCACTTTTGGTAAATGCTGTTAGTAACGTGACGGTTTCAGGCCCAATGACAATCGAGGGGTATAACGGATATGGAAACGGGTCTGCTTTAATAACGGGGACAGTAAGTAATGTTGTTTGGGATGGATTAATTATAAAAAATAATTATGCCTTCCTCACAGCACGAGCGATATATATATCAGCAACGGGGGCTAACTCAACTGGCAATGCGATTAAAAATTGCACCGTTCTTAACCCAACGTGGGTGGATACCTTAACAGCAGAGGGCATATCGCTCAGCGCGGCTCACGGTTGGGCTATACGGAATAATTCAATCGGTGGCATATCATCAAGATTTAACAGCGGTGTACTCCTGAATAATTCAAACAATAACCGCATATATGAAAACAAAGTCTATTATTCATGGAATGGCGTTGATTATCCTGATGGAATCGGGACGGGAATATCAGCAGCGGGGACATCAACCAAAAATTTAATATATCGCAACACGCTTGAAAATAATCATCGTGGAATTGGCATATGGGGGAGTTCTGGCGGGAACGTCATTTCGTATAATTTAGTTAAGTTTTCAGCGGTTAACGGGATTGACCACTTGGGAACAAATACTACCTTAAACGAAATTTATAACAATACTGTGATTCACACCCCTAATGCAGCCGCAGGGCATGGAATATCTCAACAGGTGGGGGTGGGTAAGGTAATAATAAAAAATAACATTGTGTATGGTGTATCTGCCCATAGTGAGGCAAATACAGTTTCGGTTGGAACGTCCGGGCAAGCTGGCGTTGTTTTAGACATGGATAATAACCTTTACTATGCAACAGGTGGAATGACCACGGCATGTTTGAGTTCATCTAATTGCACAAGCACACTTGCGACATGGCAATCAAAAATTGTCACCGATGGAAGAAGCGCGCCGGGGATTGATTTGAATACTATCTTTGCTGACCCACTGTTTGTTGATTATGCAAATGGTAATTACCATCTACAGGCGGGTTCACCGGCAAGAGGGGCGGGGGTAAGCGTCGGATTAGTACACTTAGACCCGCCTGACATTGGAGCGTTCCCATACGTTCAATCACTTCCGTGGAAGCATTAATAAGGAGAGGACGGGCCGGATGCAAGATATAGATCATAATACACTTGACAGGAGACGGGAGCCAATGGACTGCGGAGCACACGAGGGATTGATTGCTACACTTGGAAGGCTTGAGGAAAAGATGGATGCGATGGGAGAAAGGCAGATCGACTACATACAACGTACCGTGCGAATTGAAGGTATTGTGACAAATGGGCTGAGTCATAATATAATAGACATAAAAGGTAAGCTTGATACCTTTTGTGGCGATACTGAGAAGCGTATTGCAGAACTGGAGACGTTTAGCTGGTTTCGCACCTGGGTGAATGACTTACGCACCAAGCTTTTTAAGTACGTACTTTACGTAGGTCTGGCTGGCGGGGCCTTGTACTTTATGATTCGCTACTCAGATGACATTATGAAGAAGGTGCTAAGATGAGCGAGCTTCTTAACACGCAGGTTGAGTTTACGCTGATCTTAGGAAAGTTGATTCTATTCACATATTCTCTAGGTTTTGGATTAACTCTTGGAGAGGGCTACGATGATGATGGAGTAGGACACGCGAAAGGCTCTACACACTATATTCGCCTAGGACAAGATCTTAACGTTATTAAAGATGGTGTGTGGCTTAAAGGAAGGGATGCAGAGATAGTATACAATAAGATGCACGACTTCTGGGATAGCATTGGCGGAGCGAAGAGGATTGCAAAGGATCTTAATCATTTCAGCAAGGCGTGGAAAGGGATGCGATAATGAAGTATCGGGCCGGATATAAGTATCAGGTTTATGAAGATGAACCTTTTATGACTTGTATATATGGCAAGAGTATCAAGACTGACTTTATTGAGCTATTTGCTAATGGCGTGATAGTTGGACGCAAAGGCTACGCATGGGATGGACCTAGCGGGCCTACGTTTGATACAAAGAATACTATGCGTGGATCACTGGTGCATGATATTGGATATCAGCTGATGCGAGAGGGGCGTCTGCCACATTCATATAGAGAGTACTTCGACAAGCTACTCTATGATACACTTCGAGAAGATGGCATGTCCTGGGTACGTGCGCAGTACTGGTATCGAGGAGTCGCGTGGGGAGCAGATAGTGCTTGCTTGCCTAAGAATGATAGGCCGATTTTAGTAGCACCATGAACAGAGCTTATTTCAATAATTGAAACAAGGTGATATGATGAGCGCAGGAAAGCATGACATAGTAATTGAGCAGGGAGCGACCTTTACTGAGGTATATACCCTCAGGGACGTAAATCACGCTCTTATTAATCTTACCGCATATACAGGCGCGATGCAGATTCGGGAGAGTGCTGAGAGCACTACTACGCTGGCATCTAGCACGGGTACTAGCCCTACGATCACGCTCACTATGGGCGGGACTGCAGGTACTATTACCGTGTCGATTAGTGCAGTGAATACAGCAGCTCTTAATTTCGATCAGGCTGTATATGATCTGGAGATCACAACAGGCACTACGGTCACACGCCTGCTTGCTGGAAATGTCACGCTATCGAAAGAGGTAACTCGATGATTATATATGTCGAAGTCACGAAATCAGTTGAGAGCGTCTCGGTTATACAGGATGTGGTATATGTAGATGTGTCGGCTCTTCCAGGCAGTGACGCATATGCAGATAGTGCAGCTGCGAGTCTTAGCGTTGTGGCATCAGGTAATCTATCTCAGGCGACTAGCAAGGTGGATAGCAATAGTACGTTGGATAGCTCTGCACTAAGCACGCTTACCACGACGATCAGTAAGACGACAAGCCTTAGCACAACCGTGTCTACCCTCGCAAGCCAGACTGCGAGCATTGGTACTGAGAATAGTAGTCTGGAGAGCAAGACTGAAAGTCTTAGTACGCTTGGTAGTTCTAATCTAAGCAAGACTACTAGTCTAAGCACAGTCGAGAGTGAGCTGACAAGTAAGGCAACAAGCAACGCTACGGATATATCTACGAACACAAGCGCAGTTAGCAGTCTGGGCACAGAAGCTGCGTTGCTTGATATAGGCGTGATACATGCAACCTTCAAATCACCTGCAGCAAGCACAGGCATCTTCCATGCGTTTGGCTTCTACGAAGCACCTGCGGCACATGTAGTCCTAACGAACGCAAGTGCTACTCAGACCCTTGGATCGGCTAATAATCTATACATGGCAAACGTCTTTATTGTTGCAAAGGAAGCAGGCACAGTAAGTGGTGGCACTACCGGTACTGCGAAGATCACAATAACAGGTACTAGCATCACAGCTGCAGGTGTACGCACAGCAAGCGACGCTGAGATACTGGTTGCAGATATAACAGCCTTGGCTGCAAATACCTTTATAGAATCGACCAAGATGTGGATTGGCCAGGTAACCCTTACAATAGCAGCAACTGGAGACCACACGGTCTTCTCTGCGACTGTAAACTACGGCATTGCAAGTGTGCATCACTTCTTCGAGCGTGACGTAATTATACAGCAGGTTGAGATAACCGGTCGAGCAGGTGCAGCAGATAGTGGATTTAACCTTCAGCTCCTTAAGCATAGCGATGCAGGCTGGACTTATAGCGCGGGAGCATTTGTAGCCGGCGGGACTGTCTTACTAGATATGGCAGTTGATCTTAATACCGAGAAGAATCTTGTGAGTGGTAAGCGATTTCATTATCACCGTAAAGGTCTCACAGATGCAATACAAGGCCTTACGGCCGATGAAGGTATAGTGCTGCGTATAACGACATCTGCAAATAATGCTATCGAGAGCATGGATGCGAGGGTGCAAGTAAAGTGGGCGTAGTTAGCAAAGATGAAATAAAAGCTCTTATGGCTGAGTGCTATCTGAGTACGAAGACGACTGCGAAGGTTCTCTTTCCTGAATCCTTTAGTCGCCCATTCGCATCGGTGACGGAGCCTGTCTTTGCGCTGCTCGATGACGATCAATACTCTAAGGTCGTTATAAAAGCACCTCGTGGTTGGGGAAAGTCTACGTTGCTCAACGTGGGATATGCAGGAAAGAAGACCCTATTCAGGGAGAAACACTTCATCGTCCCGATAAGCAGCACAGCTACCAAAGCACAGATGGAGAGTGAGAACCTTAAGCTCGAGCTAATGACCAATCAAGAGGTCAAGAAGATCTTTGGCAATGTTAAGACGAATAAGGTAGACGACTCAGGTATCGATCCTACGTTTAGCAAGGAGATGTGGGTAGCGAATGGCGAGACGCTTATATTCCCCCGTGGTGCTGGTCAGCAGGTACGTGGTGTAAGGTGGGGCAAGCGTAGGCCTGACTTGATCATTGTAGATGATTTGGAAGATCCGGAACAGGTCGAGAGTGAGGAGCAACGTAAGAAGCTAAAGCAGTGGTTCTTCGCAGATGTGATGAATAGTATTGATAGGAGTGTGCCGCATAAGATTATCTTCATAGGAACTCTGCTGCATGAGAACTCTTTGCTTGCTGATCTACTAGCTGATCCAAGTTGGAAGTCAGTCGAGATTGACCTATGCAATGATGCACTGGAGAGTAATTGGCCAGATTTCATGACAACAGACGAGGTTAAGGAACTTTACGAGAGTTATCGCAGACAAGGTTTGCTTGATGTATTTTATCGGGAGTATAGGGGCATACCGATTGCAAAGGAAACAGCAACCTTCAAGCAGGAGTTCTTTCGCTATTATAATGAGACAGATGATAAGTTCATCGAAGATCGACGCAAGCTTGAGACCATTGTGATTATAGATCCTGCGAAGACAACTAACGTAGCAAGCGATTTCTCTGCCATCGTTGGTGTAGGGATTAACACAGAAGCGACGAAGATATATATAAGGGACATCGACGCAGATCGCATGCACCCTGATGAGATATATCGTAGGGCATTCGATATGGCAGATAGACTTGGCGCAAGGACGATAGGTTACGAAGTAACATCTTTGAATGAGTTTATCACATACCCTATTACCACGTACATGATACAGAGAGGCAAATTCTATAATCTAGTGGAGCTTAAGGCTCGTGGGAAGAAGGAAGACCGCATAGCAATGCTTTCACCTTTATATCGCTTGGGTTATATCTACCATAACAAGGCAGTGAGTGCCACGTTGGAGAGCCAGCTGTTGAGCTTCCCCAAGTCAAAGCGAGACGACGTAATGGACGCTACGGCATATCTGGTTGAGATGCTTGAGATAGGTGAACGCTACTTCCAACCAGATGATGTGGAGTTTGAAGATAAAGCAGAAGATATCGAAGCAGAATTCGCAGACATGGATGAACCTGCAATGAAAGGTTGGCGTATATCGCCATAAGGGGAGAGGAAGATGCCGAACATTATAGATCAGAATATGGGTCCTGGGAATTTCTCTGCAAGTGCAGATCACGCATATGTTTATCCTGAGGGACAGAACTTGCGCCCAGGCTCAAAGGAGCATCAAGATCTGCTGACGAAGATATATAATAGGGCAAGGGAGAGCAGTAATAAGATGAGCGAACGCTTTCCTGTGTGGAAGAAGATAGATCGGAATCTTACAGCATTTGTAACTACGGATGAGGCGGAACGACTTGTGAAGGAAAAGGACGATCGCAAGCCGGTTTCTATTGTAGTTCCATATAGCTTCGCCACGCTCGAAACGCTCCTTACATATATGTCTGCTGCCTTCTTGGATAGCCCGATCTTTCGCTATGAAGGTGTAAGTCCTGAGGACGTGATCGGCGCAATGATGATGGAGAAGGTTGTCGACCTACAGATGATGAAATCGAAAGCTGGCCTTAATCTGCATACGTCATATAGAGATGGCTACGCATATGGCCTTGGCATTGTGGCACCGAAGTGGGATGTTACTTATGGAAAGAAGGTGCAGATTCAGGAGGATGGCTTTCTATCTGCTGTGCTGAAGAAGTTCGTAGGCCTGGGGCCAAAGAAGGTTAATGTAGATGCAGTGCTTTATGAGGGCAACAGGTTGCAGAACATTGATCCTTATCTCTATCTACCTGATCCGAATGTGCCAGTGGATTCTCCGCAGAAGGGAGAATACGTTGGGTGGATTGAAGAAACCAACTATATGCGCCTGATGGAGATGGAGAAGACTGGTAGCTTATTTAATGTTAAGTATCTTAAAGAGCTACAGGCGAATGCGGGGCGTAGCTTGTTCAATAAGCAAGCTGCGGATAGTGGGCGCAATGATCGTCTGACGTCGTATATGCAGGGAGCTGTCGAAACCAGGCCGATTGATGTTATCTGGATGTATATCAATCTGATCCCCAAGGAATGGAAGCTTGGCTCAGGTGAGTATCCTGAGAAGTGGCTATTCGCAATGGCAGCGGATAAGGTTATTCTAGGCGCAGCACCGATGAACCTGAATCATAATATGTTCCCAGTTGGCGTGTGTGCGCCTGATTCAGATGGGTATAGTACATCTCCGGTAAGCCGCATGGAGATTGTCTATGGATTGCAAGAGCATTTGGATTGGCTCTTCTCCAGTCACATGACTAATGTGCGCAAGGCGATTAATGATATGCTGGTGGTAGACCCGTCCTTGATTAATATTAACGATCTGAAGGATCCTGCACCAGGCAAACTGTTGCGCATGCGTAGGGCTGCGTGGGGCAGAGGTGTAGAGAATGCAGTTAAGCAGTTGTCTGTTGTAGACGTAACTCGTGGCCATATGCAGGATACAGCTATTATCACTGATCTAATGCAGAAATGCACCGGATCTGTAGATGCTATAATGGGCTTTCAGAGGCATTCGAGCGAGAGGGTTAGTGCAACTGAGAGCAAGCAGACCAGGGGTGGTGCGCTGTCACGGCTCCAGAAGGCTGCACGCATCGTATCCTTGCAGATGATGCAAGACCTTGGCTACATGATAGGCAGCCATACGCAACAGTTGATGAGCAATGAGCTATTTGTGAACATTTCTGGCCGCTGGATGGAAGACCTGAAGAAGGAATATGGCGATGTAAGTCGCATGAAGGTCAGTCCGATGGATCTGGCGATTGACTTTGATGTGTATAATAAGGATGGGAGTATACAAGGCACTGAGGATGGTGACCTCTGGATTCAACTTTACCAGATCATAGGGTCAAATCCACTCTTGCAGCAGCAATTCGACACAGCAAAGATCTTTGTGCATATTGCAAGGCAGCTGGGAGCGAAGGATGTGCAAGATTTCGTGAAAAAGATACCACAACAGGCAAATGTTGTGCCAGATGCGACAGTGGAGAAGGAAGTTCAGGCGGGGAATATGATTCCTGCTGAAGCGATAGCACAGATTGGAGGAGGCGTGGAATGAGACAGGAAGTAAAAGATGAAACTAAGCTTAACTTAGAAGTTGGGGAGGCTGAGACCTTTGTCAAAACGCGAGTTTGGAAGTATTTGGTCGAAGATATGCTCGCGAAGGCGTTGGCTGCTAGCGAGGAGAATGATCAACTTGATCCTCTCCAGCAAGCGGTTGCGTTGGCAAGGAATCAAGGCGCGATTAGCGCATTGAAGTGGGTAGTAGATATGCCTGCTCTCTATGCGGAACATGTAAGACAGATGAAAGAGGAGGAGAAACAAGATGACAGAGCCTAATGAGATGGAAGAATTTATTAGTGATGTTAGCACACCAGCAGAGCCAGTCGAGGCTCCGCCTGAGCCGGCAGCGGAAGTACCGCCGGAGGTCGTAGAGCCTGAATTGCCACCGGAGGTTCCTCCTGCAGAACCGTTCACAGACGGAGAACCTCCTCCTCCGGCCGCTGAGCCAGGGGTTGAGCCTCCGGTGTCTGTACCTGCTGCGCCAGCAGAGATAACGCCTGAGGAGATCATTGCAGGTCTGCGCGCGCAGCTCGAAGAGGTGTCAGGTAAGTTGGTTGCACAGCCTGCAGCAGCAGCTCCTGCACAGGCATCACCAGATGCGTCAGGCAACCCGCCTGCAGCACAACCTGATGGCGCATTGCAGCCTTTTGCATTTCTGAAGGATGATGCGGAGTTTGATGAGGCACTTAAGTCAGCGGATAACTTTAATAAGCTGTTGACAGGTGTAGTTATCAAGAGCATGGAAAGCATGATGCAGAGCGTGCCTCAGATCGTGGTACGCCTGGCAGATCAGCAGATTACCACGCGGAGTGCGATCAATGAGTTCTATGAGAATAATAAGGATCTAATTCCGAACAAGGCCTTTGTCGGCATGGTTGCACAGGAACTTGCTGTGAAGAATCCTACATGGAAGCTGGAGGATATGCTGGGTAAGTTGGGTGGCGAAGTACGCACCAGACTGCGCATGGCGAATCCAGGCGTTGTCCCTACGTCGGTACGACAGGTGATTCCCGTGGGTGGCGCACAGGCACCAGCGTTTGCAGGCACTGGCGGGGGAAGCAAAGGCAAGGGTGGAGCGCAGGTATCTGGGCTGCAGAAGGATATTAACGATCTGATCTCGGATATGTAACAGCTTGATTCAATTATTGAAACAAGGTGATGTTTAATGAAAGTAGCACATTGGACATTATGTAACGGAAGTGGCATGCACAAGATTGCTGAGGATCTCAGCTTGGCGGAGCGTGCTCTTGGCGTTGATTCTAAGCTGGTTCAGTGTGATAATCAGGCACATTGGGAGATGGGTGCGGATGCAGATGTGCATGTAGTCCACACGCATCTCCCGATTTCTGTGACTGGAAAGATCGTCTATGTGATCCACGGCACGCCTGAGCATGTATTTCAGACTGCTGTGCAAGATGGCTTACAGCAGGGATATGGTGCGTCTGATCCCTTTATGCTTGCTTATCATTGGATGAAGGTAAGCGATGCCATCGTGACAATGTGGCCTAGGCATCAGGCCTTATGGCAGCAGCTCTGCATGCGACCGAAGATGGTTGATCTAGTTCCAATGGGAGTTGATCTTGCGTTTTGGAAGAAGCAAGACAGCCGTGGCAAGTATAGTGGAACGCCTAGCGTCTTCACAGCAGAGAACTGCCATGCAATTAAGTGGCCCTTGGACCTTATCTGGATGTGGCCTTGGGTTGCAGAACAAGTTCCAGAAGCAAGATTGCATTTGGCATATCTTCCTAAGGACCAACATAGATGGTGGGCACCCTTGCTATATGCAAGCGATGCAGCTTTCAAATCCATCATGACTGGCAATGCTCTTAGCAAGGAGGATTTGCGAAATGCACTTAATAGCGTTGATTACTATGCCTCATTCGTGCGGTATGGAGATCATAATAAGATTTGTTTAGAAGCAAAAGCCAGTGGATGTAAGGTTATCTCATACACAGGCAATCCCTATGCAGACTTCTGGATACCAGAGGGAGATCAGCGAGGGATAGCGAAAGCGTTAGTAGAAATCTTGAAAGGAGATATAGCACCCAGAGAATGCCAGATCGTAGATGATCGAGAGATGATGGCTAAAGGGATGATTGCTATATACAACAGGATATGCTAATGCGGATAAGGAGATGGCTGGATTATCGTGCGCGGGGCATTAAGGTTTGGCACCCTAGCAACGTATATCCGACTGCAAAGATTGGTGATAGGGTGAGCGTGGGGATGTTCAGCGAGATCGGCCACAATGTGGAGATCGGCGCAGACACGAGAATTGGCATGGGAGCTTTTATCCCAGAAGGAGTTACAATAGGCAAGAATTGCTTCATTGGGCCTAGGGTTTGCATGGTTAATGATAGACAGATGCAGACACCACCTTACTCAAGCAACTACAAGCAGGCATGGGAGAAGATCATCATTGAAGATTTCGTTAAAATCGGAGCCAATGTAATGATCCTCACAGGCGTGACAGTAGGCATGGGTGCGGTGATAGGAATGGGAAGCGTTCTCACAAAGAGCGTTGAACCCTTTGAAGTTTGGTGTGGAAACCCTGCAAGAAAGATAAGAAATCTTATAAAGGAGGATTTCAATGGATAGAATTAATAATCGTATATCTTTGGTTGGCCAGTTTCATGGCGCACCGGAGGTGGCGGTAGCAGATACCAATGGCTCGATCGTAACCACTGTGGCCCTGTCGGGATTGACCGCAGGTGCTCTCACGATCGCAGCACAGCCGGATTATCCCAGAACTATTATGGGCTTCCTGACTGATGCGGATGCAAGTATCACAGGTGCGACTGTTACACTCCGCGGCCTCGATCAGAATGGTAATAGCATCTCGGATGTGCTTACCTTCACAGCCGCTGGTGCGCAGACTTCCGTTAAGGCATTTGCAGTTCTGCAGTCTGCAACATGGGCGTTGGTCTCTGGAACAGTTACAACCAGCAGTGACACGATGGCCCTCGGCTTTGGCACTGGCATTGGCATGCCGGCAGGTCTGGACGCGAAGTATGGCGACCTGCTTCGCGCGGCCTTTGATGATGCAGATGATGCTGGTACGTACAGCAAGACGTATGGTACCTATATTCCCGCAGGTACGCCGAATGGCGCAAAACATCTGGACTTGTTCTTCATGTTCAGCGTCCCCGTCAATACATATTAAGGAGGAAAGAAGATGAGTTTAGACAAAGTATTGTACGACTTCGCTCGGCGAGGTGTCATGCCTTGGATGAAGGGAATCACAGGAAGTGGTCCTCTCTCCGTCGACTCAAAAGGTCGGATGATTGCGATGCATATGGGGAAGACCTATTATGTGTCAGACAATTTTGGTCTCGATACGAATGATGGGTCTTCATGGGATAAAGCATTTAAGACTATTGCAGCTGCGGTAACTGCAAGCAATGCAAGTATCGCAG